GACACTTGCGGCCAAGTGGCTCAAGCTCGCCCATCGTGATTTCCGGATTCACCAGCGCAGCCTTGAGCGCGTCTTTGTCAGCAGCCTTGGCCAGTTCCGCCGCCTGCGCGTTCATCTGCACAGCCAACTTCACAATCTCGGAAGGCTTCACGGTTCCAGCGTCGAACAGCTTCGCAAGTTCGTTCACCGCAGCCTTTTCCGCTTCCTCGGCCTCGCGCGCTGCGACGGCTTCCGGATCGCCGACGAGATCAACGTCCACGTCCGAGCCATCCGCCTTGTGCATCTTGAAGCGCGCGTTCGGGTTGCACGGGTTGTCCACGAGGGACACTTCCACCGGAACGGCAGTGAACCACTTCACGCCGGGGTTGCTGTCGTCGTTCCACATCTTCTCGTAGGAACCGCCGATCGAAACGCCCGTGTAGACGCCTGCGGCCATCTTGCGCTTATCGTTGTCGTCCACGATCAACCCGCGGACAAGAATCTGTTTCGTGTCGTCGTTGCATTCCAGCATCGTCAACTTGCCAGCAGCATTCTTGCCGTGCATAGAGCGCACGTTGCCCAGGCTCTTGCCGTCCGTCGCCTTCTCGAACTCGCTCGACCACTTGAGGAAATGCGGCTTGCTCGAATCGTAGTGCATCCGCTCCATCGTCTTGTCGATGGATTCGTCGGTTGCAACGGCCTCGAAGACGCCTGTTTCTTCGTCGAACTTGGCGAGGCGCGCGTATTGCTGGAACTTGGACATGGGAATCTCCGAAAGTTGAGTTGATTACTGCACGCGCTCGACGACGAGATAAACAGCGAACTTGGCAGCGCCATAGCTTCCGCCGTTTGCAATTGCGTAGGTCAGATTCCCCGAGGCCAGTTGAGCCAATAGGCTGAGCGATGAAGTGCTCTTGGCCGTCAAGTCCATCGTAAGGGTTGTATTGGTCTGCGCGCCCGCGCCGTCCGTCCACGAAAACGTTGTCGTGAGAGTTCCGGCCGCTGCATCGTTGTTCGTGCATTCGAGGATCGCGCTTACGCGATACACGCCAACGGCAGACGCCAGCGTAGCTGCGGCGATGTCCGCGCCTTGGCCAGTAAGCGCAACGCTTCCCGCGCCTGCAGGAACCACAGCGCCGCTTTCCACGAATGCAAGCCCGATGAACGATGCGGCGTCTTCGTCTTGAACCGACACGCTGCCGTCCAATCCGATTTTGTACTGGCGTCCACCTTGGGCAATGACAACGCCGCCGGCGAAGATGCGATTCGTGAAAGTTTTCATTCTTCATCCTCCGAAACGATTGGAGCCACTACACATTGGCAGTTCGGGTGCCCGGGGGGCGAATCGTCACCGCTTGAGAAGTCGTCGTCGATGTCGATAGGGCCGTCGTCGGCGTTGCCTTGGCAGTCGTCGCAACAACCATCGTTCGAGACGAGCCAAACCTTTTGCGCAACGACGCCAGATTGCTTCCATCCGGCCAACTGGCCCTTGCTGTCAGCTAGGCGCGTCTCGGTGCGCGCGATCACGTCGGCGCGATTGCCCGAGAATGCATAAGCGCCGTCCAGCTCATCGGCGAAGCGGTCAACGCTCCACCCGTCTTCAATCGCTTTCGTGAGCAGCGAATTGATGCCGTCGCGCGTTTCGTCGGTGATGCGCCACTTGGCATCCGGGTTCGGCACAAGCTCCCCGTCTACCCACTTCATGCCGACCATTTCCGCGCCGCGCTCGTCGGCGTAGTCCAGAGCGTATTTGTCGACGAACCCTTCCGAAATACCTACGCCAGCGCCGGCCGAGTCCTTGACCATCTTCCCGAGCGATGCCTTGCTGTGCTGCACAGCCTCTGCGCTTGAGCGTTTGAGTGGATCGCGCACCGCCGCAGGAATGCCCTTGTCCATCTCGGCCCAAGGAATCGCCTTATGCATCGCTTCGAGCGAATGCTCCGGCGTGCCGCCATCCTGTTTCAGCATCGGCGATATGGCGTCCTTCACCATGCCAGCCTGCCGGCGCAGTTCGCGCTTGAGCGCGCGCGCCATGCGCTGGCGCTGCACCTGCTGCGGATAGCGCTCCTTCGGCGCTGCTTTTGCCATCTTGGCCGTATTCAGCAAAGCAAGCTCGCCCTCGGACTCGTACGGATACGTCGCCAGTTCGGGCGGCGTGTTCGCCTTCCCGCTCTTGCCCTTCGCGTAGGCCGTATCCTCGAACGCCTGTAGTTCCTGCTCGTAGCGCGCCGGATCCACGCCTTGAGCGGCAACAAGCGCGTGCTCGGCTTCGTCGGCCTTCTGGTGCCCTTGCAAGTACGGGTCGCCATCCTTGCAGTGCGAAAACTCGGTCAACTCGTGAACAGTGCACGTCTCGTCGAGATCGACCGGAGTGCCGTCGACAGAAAGGAGCTGCGGACAGTCCTTGTCGCGATACAGCGTGCCGCCGTCTTTGCTGATGCCGAACAGATACGGCACGTCGTATTCGGCATTGACCTTCATCCCCTTTCTGGCCGCGGTCGCCAAGACCTTCCCGACGTGAATGTGGACAACGTTACCTCCAGGCTTACTGTCGGTCTTGGCAGGTTCGGCACCAGTTCCGCCTGAATCGCCGGCAGCTGGCTTCGCTTCTCCCTTCGCTCCCGGTTTCGCTTGTGCGTTCGGATCGGCTGACGCATCGTCTCCTACCTGTTCCAAGGTTGGCATGCGTGGATCGGTTTCGGTCTTCTGCGGCAGCGGCGGTAGCCCGCGCTCGGCGCGCACTTCATCTGCCGTGCGTATGCCCTCGCGTACTTCCTGCACGTCGATATCCGATGCAACTTTCGGATCAACCGCGTCGTCCTCGTCCCACACGAATTGCATGTCTGGACGCTCGATCACGCGCTGAATGATGAAGTTCATGAGCGCGCGCCACCACTTCTTGAGCGGCAGCAAGCCCTCCTCGCGCGACTGCTCCTTCTGCGTTTCGCCCGTGCCGCGATTCATCTGCTTGATGAACGGCGTAGGCTCGACCGAGAACGCATAGCACACCACGCGCGCGAGCCATTCGTCGAACTCGTCTTTCAGGATCGCCTCTTTCGTCTGCTTGAAGTTGCTCCCGCCTGGAACAAACTTCATCTTGCGACGCTCGGCGATATTCTGCAGGTCAGGTGACGCGAACATCGCATCCCAATATTCCTGCAGTTGCACGATATTCTCAGGCGTCCACGAATCCGGAACACCGATGATTGCGTCGGGGATCGAGCCTTGCCGGTAGTATTCCAACTGGAACACTTGCCGGCGTAGCGCAATGTTCACAGTGACGATGATCTGCTCGACCGGAGAATATCCGTAGACCGAATGCACGCTTGAGTTGCGCGGCAGGTACAGCAGGCACGGCGGAATGCTCGGGTCGGGATTCTTGGCCTGTTCGGTGTCCCAAACCGAATACATTACCGAGGGAATGCCCTTGATGATCTGCTCGTAGGCCGGCGATGGCGCGTCCGGCGTGCGCCCTTGCGCATCAATCAGCGGCTTGAACTTCGTTCCGTCCAACTGCTCGAGCGAATGGAACTTGCCGGAATTCGTGAATGTCGGGTAGATCGCGAGAGCATCGGTGACAAACACTTCCTCCAAGCATTCGCGCATCCATGTCATGAACGGGCGATGCGGCTTGTTGTCCGGATAATCGAACAGTGCCTGCACGGCTTTCGTGGCATCGTCTTCCTGCTTGTCAGGATCGATGTAGGAAATCTTCCAATCCAGCGCGCACATTTGATCCTTGCGCGTCTCAATGACTGTGCGCAGCAAATCGTAACCACGCGCGAGCGCCCGCAAGTCGTCGAACCCGACCGCCATATCGCCGCGCGGAGTGTACTGCGTGTTGTACAGCGTGCGGTAATCAAAGCGCCGACCGACTGCGCCGAATGCTGGATTCTGCACCTGCGGCCACAACGGCTGGCCGGGCGAGAAGAACGTGTTCGGGTCGACGCCTTCGATGGTGAACGATCCGTCGCTGTGCACACGCACGCGCGGCTTCGTCATCTGTCGCTCTGCTTCGTCGGAATTGATCGGGGAACCGATGCCGCCGCGCCGCAACTGGCTCGGGTCTTGATTCGGCGTGCGACTACGGACTACTGCGGACATTCGTCTGGGCCTGCTGCGCCTTCATCTTCTCCGCTTGCTTGCGGTAGAAGTCGATGATTCCCGGCTCGCGATCCCCTACCATCAATTCGGTGAGTGCCCACACCAGCGCATCCATCCGATCAGGGGAACCCGAACCCTGAAAGCCCGCAGTTGTCGTCATTCCCATCTGCTCTTCAAGCTCAGGGAATCGCCCAACGTGATGTACCTTTTGCTGCTCGTACAGCGCCGCTACCGGCTCTGCTCGAATATGCTTTCCCCGCGATGCCGTGACGACCTTGACTGGCACATTTGGATCGGCGGTGCGAATCGTGCTCTCAACCATCGCTCCGCCATAGTTTATTTCAGCAACAATCAGGTCCGCTTGCAAGTGGCTGTAGAGGTCGACCACCCGGCGAGCCCACCCGCCCGGAGGCATCCGGCACGAGTGATCCTTCAAGACGTACCCGTGTCCATCGGTGCCCAGGCCGGCGGCAACGATGCCTTGGGAGTCGCCACCAGTGCCGTCTGAACCGCTCGGGTCGATCGCGACGACAATGCGTGTCAGGTCGGGAGCCTCGGCAACACGCAGCTCGTCTATCACGTCATCTAGCCACAGCGCGCCGGGTATCTCGGTCTGGTACTTGCCCTCAAGGAAGCGGATCCGCTGGCGCTCGGGCAGCGCTTCGAGGATTGTCGTGATGTACTCGGGCGGCAAGTGCGGGTTGTCCCGCGGGTTCATCACCGCGTAGGCGTACTCTTGCGGCCGTGCGAGCGGCATCGCATTCACCGGGCTTTGCTTTAGGTGGAATTCCTGATAAGTCCAGTGCAGCTTGCCCACCGGGTTCAGGTCGTAATACGCCTTGAGCGGCAACCGTGAGCCGTCCCACCGCTTGACGTTTTGCGCCAAGCGTGAGCGCATGTCCTGAATCGAGGAATAGCTGTTTTGGCTGCACTCGTTCGCGAAGATCGTCGCGTATTCAGCGCCTAGAATCTTGTCTGATTCGTCCAAGCCACCGAACCACACTTCGGACTCGGGCTTGTGGAATACAACGTACTGGTCTGACTTGTTGAGCGTGTAGTCGCGACCGGCGCGCAGTTCAGGGTATGCCAGCCGCAGCATGCGCGGCCAAGTGTCGAGCATCACCTTTTGCTTGCAGTCCACCCGATGCAGGCGGGTTATCAGGTGCCGGCTATCAGGTGCGGCCAGTGCTCGCGACGCGAGCGCCCAACAGAACAAAAACGTTTTCGTGCTGCGCGATCCCCCATAAATCAAATCGTGGAGCGCCGGCCCCGCAAGCAGGTTATCGGCTACTTCCTGCTGCTTCGGCGTGAGTTCAAAGCTCACACGCTCGAAGCCGTGCGGCTAAGCGTGATAGCGATTGGCCCGGTTTCATCGTTGCCACCGATAATCACGGCTGGCTTCCCGTCCAGCCGATTCGCAATCTCTGTTCGGGCCTCCACGTTGCCGGCCAAAGCGTCTGCGACGAGTTTGTCGGCAAGCTTGCCCAAAGCTGCCACCATACCGGCGCGGCTTCCCTCGGCGTTTCCAGCACGATCCAGCGCAGCTTCAATCGCGTCCCGCCAGCGATGACCACGCGAGGCGTTTTGATTCCCGAGTTGTCCACCGCGCGCTGCCATTGGTTACGAATCTACGTCGTTGATTGAGTTGTAGCATTTTTACCACGATGCGCCGATTTTGCAATCATTACGTGTCGGCTGCGCAACATCCGGTCTGCGCCTTGAGCTTCGCGAAGCGCTTCGATGTCGGAGTATCCGACCTTGCAAAACTCCGCATGCACGAAGCCGTATGGCGTCCACATGAGCAGGAATGCCAGCTTGCAACGCTCGGCGGCGATTGCCGCAATCTCAAACACGGTGAGATTACCGTTCACTTCGGCTGATTCCTTTCGGTTCGTTCCTCATTGTGATAGATACCATTCTGCGTCTTTGCCGATCCATTGTACAAGCTGACCGCCTGCTGGATCAGCGATGCCGAAGCTCGGTTCGTGCCCTACGCCGATACCTGGGCGACCTGGTAGACCTTTGATCCCCACGCAGAGGCCGATGTTCGGATGCACCGACTTATTCAGTCCACAAGCTGCCCATAGGTCCAAGTCTATGTACTTCGCGCCTTTTTCTAGGATCGCGCGGAATATATCCACAGCCTTACCTTGCATTGCTGTGCTGCACAAGCTGGCGTGCGAAAGGTTATTGTGCTGGTGATACCGGCGCTGTGCGACGTTGTAGTACCGCGCTTGGCCTTCGCCGACGAGTTCGGCCTTCTCGAGCCAGCGCACCATCGTCGAAACGTAGTTCGTGGCGTAGTAGTCGTCGTCTTCAACGATAAGCAGCGGCCCGCTACCTACGGTGTAATACTCCAAGCCGGCGAGAAGGTTGCGGCATTGCGTATTCTGCCCAGGTTGCCATTCTGGAACTGGTTGCACGTAGACAAGATCGGCTGCCGCTGCCGGGAATGGGGGAAAGGTTGGTGGCTTCACGTCGTCAACGACAATCCACCGCATACGCCCCAGATAGTCCTGCCGATTAACCATCTTGGTTAGCAGCGCGAACGCTTCCGGTCTGCCGCCTGTCGGGGTCAGCAGAGTGACCATCACGCGCGCGCCGTGGCGAAAATGTGCATCGGAATCTGCCGGCGATTGATCGGGCCTTCGCCGTGATCGTCAAGCACGATGTCCACATGGCCGGCGTACTCGGCATTGACGCCCTTGAAGCCGGCATCTTGCAACAGCAGCGTAAGCCCGGATTTCGTGAAGCGGTAGAAGTCGTCGGGGAAGCCGTGCTCGGGGAATGCAAACAGCGTTGTGACGATCAGCAGCCCTTCCGGGCGCATCGCCTCACGAAGCTTCGGCAGTTGCTTCCAGGGGCGGTCTACGTGTTCCAGCACTTCCGAGCACAGAACGCCAGTGAAGCGCTTTTTCCAGTCCTTCGGCAGCGAGTCCATGCTCGCCACGAGGTCTACGTTCTCACCGGCTTGCATGTCGATCCCGGTCCACTGGCCTTCCGCAAGGTCGCGGTTGTTCTGCCACCAGCAAGTAGGATTCGTCATACGCGAACCGATTTCGAGCACGTCTTTCCCGAGGAAAGGCGCATGCCGCTCGATGTAAGCGCGGATGCGACCGCGGACGGTATCAAG